GGAGCCGGGGCATCCCTCCCCGTGTCGTTAACTGACAAGATTACCCATCCTTCAGCGATCCCGTAAGCAGGCCCTTCGAGTATGTGAGTAACCCGCCGAACCGCCTCCTCTCCGGTGTAGCGCAATGGCTCGCCAGCAGCCATCTCGTCGCCCGAGTGCACGGTCCTGCGAAGGACTAGCGTATCGCCCACTCGGAACCCGCGATCATCACGCCTAATCTCGTATGGTTTTCGTCCGGAGATCAGAGCATAAAACCCGTCAGGGTCCGTCGTTAGTTCATGGGTTTTCATCACTCACCTCCCAGCTTTGGCCACTTCCCGGCGTAGATTGTCGTTGTCCTTCCTCAGTACATCGTTTTCCTCTATCAGCACTTCCTTCTCCGCTTGCAGTGCATCTATCCTTGCGCAGAGTTGCGCGGTGACGGCATCCTCGGCTTCATAGGCCGGTGGGGTCTCAGACATGCGGTCCTCCATCCTCGGTGCATTCCAGAGGTTGATTGGTGGTAGCCATAGGCGAGGCCAGCGCATCACGCTTGCCCCTCGATCCATTCCCGCCATTGGATATCTGCGCTCTCCTGCTCCAGGGCCCTTGCGCCGATCTCTCCCCAGTATTCGATTTCATCGACCCAGTTCATGCGGCCTCCTTGGTTGCCGGCATGAACCGGCGCTCGTGGTTAAAGTTGGCCTCAACGATGGCGCGGGCCAGCGGTGGGCAGACGCTGTTGCCGATCAAGCGCACCTGCTGGTACTTGGGGACCGGTCGGCCCTGCGCTTCCGCGAACTGGTAGGCGGAAGGAAAGCCCTGCGCGGCGGCCAGCTCGTGGGGCTGAAGCATGCGCATGCCGATGTCAGCGATGACGTACTGCTCGCCCTTGATGGATACGGTGACCAAGCCGAACCGGTCCTTGGTGGGCGCGGTGTGCAACGGGTCGCCCATCACCTGCCCGATGCCCTGGCTGTAATACTTGACCAGGAAGGCGGCGACCGACTCGGCATGGCCATGCCCTAGGCCGCTGGCCTGCTGCAGGGTGACCGCGACCGGGGCGTTGTGATCGGTGGCGGTGATGGTGGGCAATGGCTGGCGCAGATCGGCACCCACCACGCCGCCGTAGTGCTTGGCCAGGAAGGCGGTCACCAGGGCGAAGGCTCCTCCCTTGGGCCAGGCGGTGATGGTACGAAGCGGCTCGCCGATGGCGTTGACCAGTTCCGAACCGTTACCGTAGTTGGCAATCGGTACGATGAAGGGATCACCGTTTTCGACCACGTAGCGCATCACGCCCTTGGCGATGCGGCGCAGGGAGGCGTCTGCCAGGGGGCGCTTTCGCTCGAAGATGCTGGGGCAGGGCAGTGACCAGTCGATGCAGCTGGCGGCTGTGGCCCAGGCCTTGAGCTTTCTCCGGCGAACGGCCGGAGTGGCCGGGTCCGCGTGGGTGGGCTTTGGCCAGGTGATCGGCAGGCCGTCTCGGCGAGCGATCAGGAACAGCCGCTTGCGGATCGTCGGTGCACCGAAATCGCAGGCGCGCAGGATCTTCCAGTCCACTTGGTAGCCGTGGCGGCTAAGGGCTCGCACGAACCCCCGGAAGGTCTGCCCCTTGCGTGCCGGGTTCGGCACGATGCGGCCCTGGGCGTCCTTGATCAGCGGTCCCCAGTCGAGGAACTCCTCGACGTTCTCCAGCACGATCACCCGCGGCTTCACTTTTGCCGCCCAGCGGGCCGCTACCCAAGCCAGCCCGCGCACGCTTTTGCTGACCTGGCGACCGCCCTTTGCCTTGCTGTGGTGTCGGCAATCCGGTGAGAACCAGGCCAGCCCTACCGGCATGCCGTGAGTGGCGTGCTCGGGATCGATGTCCCACACGTCGGCCACGGAGTGCTCGGCACCCGGGTGGTTGGCGGTGTGCACCGCGATGGCGGTGGCGTCGTGGTTGATAGCGAGATCCACCGGGCGACCGAGGGCCTGCTCGATGCCCTCGCTAGCGCCGCCACCACCGGCGAAGTTATCGACGACGAGCTCGTGGCCGAACAAATTGAGGTTGGTCACTGACGCCCTCCAATGCTCAAGTGAATGCTCACGCGCATTGAGCGCGCATTGAGCGCGCATGAAAAACCCGCCGGGTGGCGGGAAGGTGTAAAGGAATCCTTGACGGCTCCGGTCAGAACGGGATCTCGTCGTCGAAGTCGTCGAAGCTTCCCGGGTCAGGGGCGCCGTAGTTCTGCCCCTGGTTGGGCGCGCCCTGCTGGGGTGGTGGTGCTTGCCTAGCCTGGCTCTGTGCGGGTGGCGCCGTGTTCTGCGGCGCTTGTGATTGCCCGCCTTGCTGGCCCTGCCGATCTGGCTTGAAGCACGACATTAGCACGCTGTCGCGGTTGTCGGGGTTGGGCACGCCTGCCGGGTTGAACCAGCGGTGCAGGATGATGAACTCGTTGCCGTCGTCGCCTTTCATGAGAGCGCCGACATTTTGCCAGCGTCCCTTCATCTGCCCGCTGGTGCGGTCCTGGTATTCGCCCGTTTTCACGGCGATGTCGCGCAATTTTTGTGACATGGTGCCTCCTTATTCAGTCATTTCCATTTTGAAGTTATCGGGATGTGTGTGAGCGTCTCCGCCCAGCCACTGGAGCAGCGTATCGACACTGGCGCCGAGCACCTGCGCCATCAGCACGAAGTCGGTTTCAAGGCGCACCAAGGCGTCGTCGCCGTCGTCGGCCTGGGCGGCTTCATCGATGGCTGCATCAGAAAAGCGGATGCCCTTGATGGCCAGGTCGTCATGCAGAACGAAACTCAGTCGTCCTTCTATTCCCAGTGCCAGCTTGCTGGCCTGGCGACCGCTCTCCAGGTGCTGGTGCATCTCGTCGCTGTCGAGGTCTACCTGGCGAGCGCGGATCACGCCGTCATCTCCCTTGGCCTTGAGCTCCGCCTGGTCGCCGATCATCAGGTCGGCGGGGCGGGTTCCTGGGTCGATAAGCCATTGGGTCATGGCGCGCATCGGTAGGGTCTTGGCGGCTAGCGGGGTGACCTTGAGGCTGCCCAGGGTCTCGCGCAGCAGGTCGAGCGACTCCTCGGCCCTGGCGCGGCTGGCGCAGTTGACGCCGATAATTCCGCGGGAGGTGTCCCACCACAGGTCGATGCGCTGGCGCTTGATGAAGGCCTGGGGTAGCAGTTCCTCGACCACCTGTTCCTTGATAGCCAGCTTTTCTTGGCGGCGCAGCTTGCGGCCCTCGGCTGCCTCGATCGCCCCGGCGCGGTGCTCAACATAATCGCGCACCACCTCGCTGGGCAGCAGGCGCTCCTGGTGCAGGACACTAATGAGGCGCTGGCCCTGGAGCTCGTGCAGCAGCTGGGTGCCCGCGTTGCCGGCAGGTGACGTCCAGCCCATGCGGCGTGATTCGGTACCGCCGAGTGCGCGCGCGGCTTGTTCGGTGAGGGTCTGCTCAAGGGTGGCGGCGTCCAGCTGGGGCGCGTCATGGAGCCGGAAGAGGTGAAGGTTTTTGAACCACATTGTTGATCTCCTAGTGAGAGGTCGGCGAGTCGGTAGGCGGTTTTCTGCTCGCCGAACAGATCGTTGGCCGCCGGTGTCAGCGTTCCATGTCGGGCTAGCGACTCGACGGTTTGGCGATGAATTGGCGTCCCGTCAAAGAGCCGCCACCCCCCCCATGCAAGTAGTGGACGAGCTGATCGCGGCTTCTTAGCGATTCGAAGAGGCGCTGCTGGGGCTTGGTGAGAGGCATGGCGACCTCCTGGGGCCTGCCGGCCCCGGGTGGGTGATCAGGCGGCCTAGAGTTCGGTTATGGCGTCTTCGTAGCCGCTCCATTCCTCCACGCCTGCCGACTGCAGGGCGTCGAGCATGACGCGCGCGGCCAGCAGGGCGTTGTACTCCTTGCGGCTGATGGTCACGTTGTCGGGGTTCTCTACCTCTCTGGCGGTCTTGAGGGCGGCGCCACGCTCGGCGGCCTGGCTGATGCGGCTGGTGTCCAGGGGTTTGCGTTCTGGCGCGTGACTCGCGGCCTCGGCCTCCTGGGCGAGCACAGCGTCCTGCTGCTGTGCGGCATTCGCCCTGGCTTCCTCCTCCTGGCGGATCCGCGCGCGCTCGGCGTCGAGCTTCTTCTGCTCCTCTTGCTGGTGGTGGGCGATGCGGTTCTCGACCTGCAGCTTGATGAAATCGGCGTCCTTCTGGATCAGCTCGCGCCAGTCGTTTAACAGGAATCCGTACTCCCCCTGCTCCTGCTCGATGAGGGCCTTGTTGTCGGCCAGGCGCCGGGCTTCCTGCTGGGCCTCGACCTTGGCCCGGGCCACCTCGTCATCGGCGGCGGCCTGTAACGTGTCGATGGTCTTCTTGCCCTTCATGGCGTTGGCCACGTCCAGGGTGCCGCTGACCATCACCGGCGTATCGAGCCCCGCCATCCAGTCGGTGAAAGCCTTGATGGCATTGTTCTGAATCTCCAGCCTGCGATTGTCCTTCTCGGCTTTCACCAGCTTGCCCAGCTGAAGTCGCTTCTGGCGCATCGTCTCGGTCAGCTCGTCGATTGTGGCGAACACCTCGGCGATGCTGGCGGTCTGCTCCAGGGCGGCATGCTTGCTGGCCTTGAGCTTCTTCTCGCCCTTCTCGAGGAACTTCACCGTGGACTCGGCAGTCGCGAAATCTTCGTCAGTTCTCAGCTCTGTACTGATTTCGTCGATTGTTCGGAGGGCTGCCGCCTTGAACTCATTCATGTTGCTAGACTTCACCATGCCGGTAAGGTCTATATGGAGGTCGGGGAGTGACTTGGGGCTCTCGCCCTGGGCCTTTTCCTTAACTTGCACAGGGGTGTATGCCTTCAGGTCCTGGCGGAATTGCTGCCAGCCGGCGATCAGGCGCTGGAAGCGGGCCTCGTCCGGGTAGTGCCAGCACCAGACGGTGTTCTCCCGGGTGCCGTCGCTGCACATAAACAGGCACTTCTCGGCGCCGCTGACGAGCAGCTGCTGATCCATCTGCACCAGGTAACGCGCGGAGAGAACCTCGGCGCGCACCGCGGCGGCCAGATCCTGATTCCAGAGCTTGGTTTCCCAGATGACGTCCTCGAGCATGGTGCAGCCGTCGAAGCTGGCCAGCAGATGGGGGTGATCCTCGCTGGTAGCCGTGGCGGGGTATAGCTCTTCGCCGATCAGCTCTTCGGCGATGTGACGGGCCTTGGCCTCTGCGGCATGACCCTTGTCGAAGAGCCGCTGCTGGGCATCACTGACCTCGGGGATCTCGCCGCTGTACTTCTGCTTGAGCAGATCGGCGCGGCTCAGGTACTTGCTGACCCCAGCCATTGCCGGGGCCTCGCTTGCGGTGTAGTGGTTGTCGCGCAGGGCGTGCCAGTCCTGACTCCCCTGCTGGACGTTGTGGATCTTCATGCTGTCACCTCGCGGATCTTCTGCTTTTGCTCCCCGGTCAGCGCGGCCTTGCTCTCGACCATGGCGATGATCTGATCGGGCGTGCGCTTGCCAGCCTCAATGGCGGACTGCCACTTCGAGAAGTTCGCGTCGAAAGACTCGGCGGGGTAATGCGGGAGTGATTTCGTGGCCGGCGGATCGTGTCGCGGCGTCACATCCCGTTCCTCGGGAATGTCCCGGGCCTCTTCGACGGTGATCAGCCCACCCAGGGCGTCGGCGAACTTGTCGCGCAGGGCGTAACCGCGGGCGCGCCACATCAGCATGCGTTTCGGGTAGGTCTGCCATGGGCCTTGCTTACCCCACAGCTGCGCCTTCTCAGCGTCGGCCTGGCTGAAGGTGACGGTGTGGGCGTTGCCATCACCCTTGCGCCACACAGTGCAGGTGGCGGTCATGTTGGCGTCGTCGAATGATTCCTCGTGGCCGCCAAACCGGGGATTGCTCTGCACCAGGGCCAACAGGGCATCGCCGTAAATCGCCGGCTTGCCGTTGATCACCGCGATGTTCTGCAGCGACTGGATGGGGTTCAGGCCCAGTTCTGAGCCCATCATCATGGCGACCAGGGTGTCCTGCTCCTTCCCTTGGTAGGCCTTGGGAACCATGTTGCTGTGGGCGAGCATGCTGGCAAGGCGCATGGCCTCGTCCAGGCTCTGCGGCTGCATGGCGAAGCCGCTGCTGCCTTGTCGCGTGATCTGATTCATGTGCTATCCTCATCTCGATTCATTAATCCGAATCACTTGGCCCTGCCCAGCTCTCACCCTGGACAGGGCTTTCTTATGCGGCCTCGCTTTCCTCGGCGCGGTACTCGGCGAGCAGCCGGGCCTCGTCGCCTTCGGTCAGCTTTCTCTCCAGCCATTGGGCACGACGCCCACGGCGGTCGAGGATCTCGAACTCGAATTCTTCCGCATCGGGTGGCTCGAAGTAGTTGCCGGGGCGATAGCCCTGATAAAACGTCACTCGGCATTGGCAAGGGATGCCGGACACGCAGGTATTGAATGTCATGCGGCCTCCTGCTTGCGGTGGGTGGTGATGAACTCGCCGACCTCCTCGCGCAGCTTGTCCAGCGTCAGGTCGTCATCCACTGGCTGGGTGCTGGCATACAGCACGCGCGGTCCCTTGGGCTCTTCCAGATAGACGCTGATCAGCACGGCGCCGCCAGGCTCGAAGCCTTCCGCGACGCTGGCGTACATGCCGGTGTGCTTTGGTATCGACGCGACAAGGCCGCGAACCTGATCAATCGTGGATGTCTCGTTATTCATCGGTGATCTCCTCGGCGACTCGGCGCGCGGCGGCCGGCATGTCTTCCTCGGCAACCTCGGTGACGGTGACGCGGTACATGCGGCGGTTGATGATCAGCAGTTCGCTGGCGTGCACCTGGTTGTGCTCGTGCAGCATGAAATGGATCACGGCGGCGTGTGCTTCGGGCCGGGTGATCGGCGGTGGGGTGATAGCGGCCATGTCAGGGTCTCCGTATCTGGACGAGCGGTTCTTTCACGCCCTGGCGCCTGGCGATGTACTCGGAATAGCGGCGAGCGTTGGCGGCTTGCAGTGCCGTCAGAGGGCCGTCTTCCTGGGTGCGACGGGCGGGGGCGATGATCGGATCCTTTGGCCCGGTGACAATCGGCGGCCCGATGCCCCGGCGGTGGCGAGCAATGTCGGCGCTAGTCATTGGCGGTTCCTCCAGGCGGCGATCAGCGATATGGCAGCAAGCCCAGCAGCGACGATTGCCAGCCACTGAAGGGCGAATATCTGGGTGTCATCCAGCGGCAGCATGGGACCTCCTGATGGTGGTGATGACGTAGGGATAAATGCCGTTGCGGCTGGCCGCGCGCTTGGCGGCAATGCGGCTGATGTACGGCGATCCGGGTAGATCACAGCGAGGCACGATCCGTCCTTCCAGGCGCTGGCCGACCAGGTATCGATTTGTTCGCGTCATTGCCAGGTCTCCTTGAGCTCGCGTTCGAGGCGCTCAATATCAAAGCGCCGCCGGTAGAGACGGGCGGCGACTTGATCCAGTTGGTTGCTGCGTTCGCGTTTGGTGATGGCTGATGTCGGTTGCATGTTGTTCTCCTCTTCATCGAGCTGGACCCTGACCCACGACGTACCCGAGAGAAGTAGGACAGAAAGCCAAGGCCCAGCTTGATGGCCCCTGATGCGCTCAAGGGCGGGCGTGTTACTTCAGACGAATCAGCCTGCCGTAACTAATACGATCACTAGCCACTAGGCTGTGCATCGTGACGGCTATGCCCTGTTTTGCAGGGCTGACTAGAACCGTGATCTCAAGAACATTTCCGTCAGCGGTGGCTTGCCTTGCTCGTTCAAGCAAATCGGGATTTGTCAGCGACTTACCCATGTGCTCAAGCGCCTGCTCAAGTGTGTTGATGCTCACGTGCAGTCCCTCAGTTGTTTGAAAACCTTCCACGCCGCGCAGTCGCGCGCCTGCCGCCACTCACCGGGCCATGCCCGTCTTTCGTGTCACGCTAAAGGCTGACCGTTTCCGGCGTGTCTTAGCGCCCCGCTAGGGTGCGGCGTGGTCGCCTGCTCGGCACTTGCCGGCAGTCGCTCCTGCATACCCGGAGAGGGTGTGGCTGGTTTTTAAAGAGCTGGGCATCCTGCCCTGGTGGAATGTTGGATTCCATGACCACAAGGTAAGCAATTCTTACTTGTCCGTCAAGGCCGGATGTAAGAGAAACTGACATT